AAGCCTTTGATGTTTGTATGGACTTTCAAAGAGATAACTACAACTTGGGTGTAGCCATTGCTTATCTCCTACGAGCAGGTAAGAAAGAGGGCAACCCTATTGAGCAGGATATCCAAAAGGCTATAAATCATTTAGAGAAAGAATTAGAATACATCGCTTATGAACAATACCTTGAGACTTCTGCTGAAATTGCCAAAAACTATAAGTCTAAATAGTCTATATGCAGGTAAGCATTGGACATATCGTAAAAAAATTAAAGATGGCTATAAAAAAATCGTTGAAGAAGAATTGGCTCGTTATGACCACCATTGTGCAGAGGGCTGCACTATCAGTATTAGGTACAATACTCGTGCCGATGTGGACAATAATGTACTTGTCTCAAAGTTTGTTGCTGATACTCTCGTTGCTAACGGATGGATTCCTGATGACAGTCCTAAATACTATCACAAGCTCACTATCCGTTATGACAAGGATGTTGAAAGGAATTATTGTGAAGTTGAAGTTGAACTCATAAATCCTGTATTAAGTGAAGATAAACCAACTTGATTTGTTCTCTGGTATTGGTGGTTTCCACTTGGGCTTTGAACGAGCAGGATACGAAGTCACCTCTTACTTTAGTGAGGTAGACAAACACGCAATAGCAGTATATAAACATCAATTTAAGAATAGCACCTATGTCGGATCAGTTACAGATGTTCGGGGAGCAGACCTCCCAAGAATTGACCTTATCACCTTTGGAAGTCCTTGCCAAGACTTTAGTCAAGCTGGAAGTCGCAGGGGTCTCACAGGAGACCGAAGCAGTCTTATCGCTGAAGCAATACGGCTTATCGGAGAATGTAGACCAAGAGTTTTTATTTGGGAAAATGTTAAAGGAGCATTCTCCTCAAATGATGGGGCAGACTTTGCGGCAATCCTCCAAGCCTTTGTTGACATTGGGGGCTATAGACTTGAATGGCAACTGCTTAATACATCGTGGTTTCTACCCCAAAATAGAGAGCGAGTCTACCTTGTTGGACATCTTGCAACCTCCCCAGGAGATTGGGGAGGAGTATTTCCTATCACAGAAGAGTCAAGAAAGACTTATGACTTACAAAGACAACAAGCATACACCAATACAATCTTACGAGTATACGGAAACGATGCGCAAGGAAGTTACGTTGGTGAACGTCAACTCCCTTCACAAGATTATAGACTCAGAAGATTAACCGCTATAGAGTGTGAACGTCTTCAGGGCTTCCCTGATAACCATACAGAGTTTGGACTGTATGAGGATGGGATCAAAAGAATAAGCATTGGCCAACGCTATAGTCAGTGTGGCAATGCGGTAAGTGTTGATGTAGTTAAAGAGATAGCTTTAAGGCTTAAGCCAATAATGTATGGTTGAAAATGAAAAGTGCTCGATCTGTGGCAGTCAAGATGACGATATGATACACGGTCTTTTTGGTATGTTACCTGTGTCATTTTGTGTTTGGTGTCGAGAGGGTATCGAATCCTATTGCGAATATATTAGGACATATGAATAATTTTGTTAATTTCGAATCAGTTTAATAATCAAAAAAGAGATGCTATGAAAACAGCAGTAGTAAAAGAGGTGAAGCCTGTAGGCGAGCCAAGACAAGGTCAGTACGGAATGATGTACACCTATGGAGTAAAGTTTGACAATGGGGACTCTGGCCTCTACACGTCAACAAGTGAGAACCAAGACAAGTTTGTATTGGGTCAGCAGGCCCATTACATAGACGAAGCTAAGCAAAGCAAGACGGGCAAGACTTGGTATAAAATCAAACCTGCTAATCCGCAATACGATGGTCAGGTAACGAATGCACCTGCTCAGGTGTCTGTCCCTTCAGGGGGAGTAGCACCGAGCAAGGATTTACTAATCATTAGACAGACAGCTATAAAGGCTGCGGCAGAGTTTTGTGCTTCTATTGAATCGAGCGCTAATGATGTTATTCGTGTTGCGGATACATTTGTAAACTATATCTTAGAGGGCAAGCCTCAGGGCGCTAAGCCTGTACAGACCTCAGCCCCTGTGCAAGAGGCTGATGACCTACCATTCTAAATTAGTTTACAACCAAAGGGAGGGCATTAGCCCTCCTTTTTAATTAACCAAACATATGTCAATAGTGAGCTATGCCGACATCACAGGTCGGGTAGATTTGATACGGATGAACAAAGTAAAGCAAGGCTATGACTTTGGGCATCATAAGATAGATGAGTATTTAAAATTTAAGAAGGGCAACTTCAACATTATCTTGGGCCACAACAATGTGGGTAAGACTACTACCATTTTATACTTGATGCTTATGCAGAGCTTAAAGAATAATATGAGGTGGTTAGTCTTCTCAAGTGAGAACACTCCTGAGAGCATTGTCATAAAGCTCGTTCAGTTCTATTCAGGCAAATCCATACATCAGATAGAGTCGGACGAGATGCAGCTGTGTATGGATATGATTATGCGCTATTTCATTATTATCGACAGCGATAAGAAGATGTACAGCTATAAGGACTTGATTGAAGAGGCTACAGACATCTATGAGAAAGATGACTTTGACGGCTTCCTCATCGATCCATATAACAGCTTAAAGAAGGAGGCTAAGATGTTCCAAGCCTTAGGTGGACACGAGTATGATTACGAGGTAGCCACTGCTTTTAGGAATTGGGCCAAGCAGTATAAGGTTAGTATATGGGTCAACACTCACGCAGTAACTACCGCCTTAAGGAATAAGCACACGGGCACACACGAGTATGCGGGGCTTACCGCACCGCCTCGAGTGGGTGACGTTGAAGGAGGCGGTAAGTGGGGAAATAGGGCCGATGATTTCTGGTGTATACACAGGTACACGGCCCACCCTACTGAATGGATGTACACACATATACATTGCTTCAAGGTAAAGGAGACGGAAAGCGGAGGTAAGCCAACGCCATTGGATGAGCCCATCCGCTTACGGATGCGCCAGGGGACTACAGGATTTGAGATAGACGGAAAGCCGCTATTACCTGTAATGAATAAAAAACAAGAAGACCTGCCATTTTAGTGCATAACTATGTTATATTAGAAGATGAGAGAAGACGATTTGTTTCGATGGGATTTTCGCAACAATAAGAGCCTAAGCCTCTTATGGCTTCGCAGCAAGAATGCACAGCTGATGGATTTAGCTATGCGTTTGAAACCTGACGATCCACAGAACGAGGAGGCTATGGATGACTTCTTAGATGCTGTGAGTGTCTATGGTGCTATTGATGCCTGCATTGATATGGTGGAGCAGACGCAGCACATTATTTATTCAGCCCAAGCAGAGAACGCAAGGCTGAAGCAAACTATTTACGACCTAACCGAACGGGTCAAATTGTTCGAAAGTCAGTTAGACGAATTAGACGAGTATTTAAAATGAGACCAAGCTATAGTGCATTAGAGAAAGAATACGAATTATACCTAAAGACAAACGAAATAGGTGTAAACAGAGAGCAGAGGAACGTCCTTGCTCGCCACGCATTTATGGTGGCTGCAAGAGACGTGTACACAACGCTTGAAATTGCCAGAGCTACAAAGCTCCATCACGCAACCGTGATACACGCAACTAAGAACCACGAGATGAATACCTTCTCAAGTTCTATGTATATAGAGTTCTTTAATCAGTCGCTAATGATTATGCAGCGCCTGAAGGAGGATGAGAGTTTTTTGAGTCCTGAGCAGATTATTGTTAAGGAGAACATCTTTTTAAGAAAGCGTATTGACAGCCTGCGTGCTGAGGTACACTATTTGGAGAGTAAGCTCGAGGAGCATAGTGATAAAGTAATAGAACATAAACAGCTTATAGAATGAATTTTGCCGTAGATGCCGCCCCCCTATTTGGATTTATAGTAGGAGTCAATTATTGGAACTCCGAATTTGATGAAGACTTTCAAGACCCCAAGTACCACTCCCTGCAGTTGTGCTTCGGGGTCTTGGCGATTGTAGTGACTTGGTCAACCAAGGGTAGAGGAGAATGATACTCTTAAAACTACTTGCTAACCATCACAAGGAATGGGTCAAGATGGCCTATAGCTTTGGGGCGGGTGACTTTGCTGAGGACATTGTGCAGGAGATGTACATACGCCTTAACAAGTACGTTGACGATCCAGAGCGCATCCTTTATAATGGTGAGCCTAATAAATTATTTGTGTGGGTGACACTACGCAACCTCGTGCGTAAGTGGCAGCGGGGTACAGACCTTGTTATGTATGTAGATTCCTACCACGAGCATAACGACTATAGCGAAAGCATAGACCGAGATGACGATGAGCTCTTTGAGGATTTCATTGACAGGGTCTGGGATTGTGCTAAAGAGATGTATTGGTTTGACTATAAGATGTTCGAGCTATACCATACTACAGATATGAGTATGCGAGATATTGAGAAGGAGACCACCATCAGTTTAAGAACCATTTTTACAACATTAAATAAAGCAAAGGAGTATGTCAGAGAAAACCTCTACGAAGAGTACCAAGAGTACCGCAAAGAAATCCAAGGCTAAGGGCTTGGGTGACACTATTGAACAATTCACTGAAGCAACAGGTATCAAGAAAGCTGTTGAGATGTTTAGCGAGGCCACAGGCATTGACTGCGGGTGTGACGAGCGTAAGAAGAAGCTGAACCAAATCTTTCCTTATAAGCATACAGAATGTTTAGAGGAGAAGGAGTACGAGATGCTTAAGGAGTTTTATGCTCAGTTTGACGGGGTCAAGGTAGACGAGAAGTATACGAGACCGATTGCTGAGGTTCACGCACGGGTGTTTAATCATAAGTTTGACATTCCTTGTAGCTGCAGTCCTAAGACGTGGAAGACTTGGATAACGGAGCTGCGTAAGGTATACGATGAGTATGACAGAGGATAAGCTCTTTTTAATTCTAAAGGCTTGTT